TATTTAGATCATCAAGGTTATGATATGCAACAATACACAACTATGTTTAGTGAGATGTGGGTACAAGAGTTTGCTAAAAAAGGCGGCGGTCATCATTCAGCACATATACATTGGAACCAACACGTGTCAGGTTTTTATTTTTTAAAATGCAGTGATAAAACTTCTTATCCTATATTTCACGAACCAAAAACTGGTGCAAGAACAACAAAATTAAAAATGAAACCAGACTTAAAAGGTGTATGGGCAGGTCACGAACAATTTCACTTACGTCCAAAACCAGGAACATTAATTTTATTTCCTGGATACTTAGAACACGAATTTGCAGTAGATTTTGGTATTGAACCTTTTAGATTTATACATTGGAACATACAAGCAGTGCCAAAAGAAATGGCTAAAGATGTTTAAGAAAAAAAAATATACAGTTATTCGTGAAGCAATATCAAAAGACTTAGCAACTTTTATTGCAAATTATTTTATGATGCAAAAACAAGTTTATGATACTTGTAAACAAGCTAGATACTTTTCACCATTTGAAAATATATTAGGACAATACGAAGAAGCTGATGGTCAAATACCCCATACTTATTCTGCTTATGGTAATATTGCTATGGAAACTTTAATGTTAAAATGTCAACCAAGTATGGAAAAAGCTACAGGATTAAAATTATATCCAGCTTATACCTATGCAAGAATTTATAAAAAAGGTGATGAACTTAAAAGACACAAAGATAGATTTAGTTGTGAGATATCAACTACTATGAATCTTGGTGGTGATGATTGGCCTATATATTTAGAACCTAATGCTAAAAAAGGTGGTGTAAAACCAGGTGTTGGTTATGTATCAGATAACACCAAAGGTGTTAGAGTAGATTTAAAACCAGGAGATATGTTAGTTTATAGAGGCGTAGAATTAGAACATTGGCGAGAAAAGTTTAAAGGCAAACAATGTGTGCAAGTATTTCTTCATTATAACAATCGTAAAACTCCAGGAGCAAGAGATAATATGTTCGACAAGCGTCCACATTTAGGTCTTCCTTCTTGGTTTAAACGATGATATAATCTTTAGATGGAGACAGGGCACCACCACATACCCCCTGTCTCCTTTTAAAGATTATTTATGAATTTAGGATTTGACGCAATATCACAGTTTCCCATATCGCAAGTAGCGGCGGATAATCAAGTTACCGTTTCTATCAATGGTAACAATTTAACATTAAGTATTGGTCCTGTTGAAGTAGCAGCTGATTCAGTTACAGAAAATATTACGGGTAATCAATTAACACTTGGTATTGGAACAGTTACAATAGTAGGTACAGCAAACCTTGAAGCACCAAAAACACCATTAGTTTTAGGAACGGGGACCGTTACAGTTACTGCAGATGCTAATGTTACGGCCTCTGGAAACAACTTGATTATAAGATCTGGATCTGTTACTATTGTTGGAACTGCGAGTATATCAGCACCCGCAACTCCTTTAACATTAAGAACTGGAGAAGTAGGTGTTATTACGTGGAATGAAATTATACCAGGAGCAACAATGGTTTGGACACCAATTAAACCGTACGGATAATATATGGCATCAACATTTTCAACAGATTTAGCATTAGAATTAGTAGCAACCGGTGAGAAAGCTGGTCTATGGGGAACTATTACAAATAGTAATTTACAAGTATTACAACAATCAACGTCAGGTGTAGTTGATGTACCAATGACATCAGGATCAGATGTTACTTTACTTTTATCAGACGGTGCAACATCTGATGGTAAAAATATATATTTAAGATTAACTGGCACAATGGCTGGCAACAATAGCTTAATTATACCTGCATCAACAACAGGTGGTACAGCTACAAGACTATATGTTATTCAAGATGCAACAGATAGAACTACAACAAACAAATACACACTAAGTATTAAAACAGCTGGATCATCAAGTCCAATAGCTGTTCCTGTTGGATCAACAATGTTAATTCATTCTAATGGCACAGATGCTAGATTAGATATTTTACAAAAAGGTAATTTTGCAATTACATCTAGTTCTATTACTGCATACACTGCAGTAGCTGGTGATAATTTATTAATAGATACACAGGCTGCTCAAGTTACAATTACACTACCAGCTTCACCAACTATAGGCGATGAAGTTAGTTTTATGGATGTATCTCCAAGTGGAGGTTTTGCTACTAACAAAGTAACAATAGACAGAAACAGTCAACCAATAAGAGGCGCTGCATCTAATTTAGAATTAGTTACAAATAATCAATCGATTAAGTTAAGATACACTAACGCAACCAAAGGTTGGCAATACGTATACAACGTAACATCATAGGAGTAATAAATGCTTACGAAAATTAAGTTTGCTCCAGGAATTGATAAACAAGATACATCAGTTGGAGCAGAAGGTCGTTGGGTAGATTCAGATAATGTAAGATTTAGATATGGCCTACCAGAAAAAGTAGGTGGTTGGTCTTCTCTTTTAACAGACACGATCGTAGGGGTTGCTAGAAAACAACACGCTTTTGTTGATACTGACGGCAATAGATACGTAGCCATTGGTACGGATAAATTTTTACTTTTATATTTTGAAGGTCAGTTATTTGATATAACACCTCTTGCAACTGCTATTACAGGTGCAACTTTTACTTTTAATGCAACAACAACTGTAACATTAACAACATCAGCAGACCACGGAATTTCTGTTGGAGACATAATTAGATTAAGCTCAACAACTTTACCAGGTGGTACAACAGGTGTAACAACAGCTACTTTTGATAATATAAACTTTCAAGTTTTATCAGTTCCAACTTCTACAACTTTAACTATTCAAGCTGCTACTGCAGGCTCATCATCTAGTGGTGGATCTGTAACTATTACTCCTTATGAAGTAGTTGGTCCAGCAGCACAATCTTATGGTTATGGTTTTGGTATTGGAAACTATGGTGGAACAATTACTGGTGTTGCACAAACAGAATTAGATGGATCATTAAACGCAGACACTGCAGGTACAGGTGGAGCGGGGACCGCTGTTACTGTAGACTCAACTACTGGTTTTGATTCGGCAGGAACTATTTTAGTAGATAGTGAATTAATTACATATACATCAAAAAGTTCTACACAATTTTTAGGTATTACTAGAGGTGCTAATGGAACAGCAACTGCTGGTACATCAAATGGTCAAGCACACAGCACTAACGCTGTTGTTCAAAATGCAACTTTATTTACAGGATTTGGTAGTGCAGTGCAGGCATCAACTGTAACTCTTGAACCAGGACTTTGGTCTTTAAGTAATTTTGGTGAAGTATTAGTTGCAACAATTGCAAACGGTAAAACTTTTACTTGGAATGCAGGTGCTGCTAATCCTACAGGAACTAGAGCATCAACATCAACATCTGGATTTGCAACAACAAATAATCCAACTGCAACTAGAGTAACACTTATCTCACCAACAACACGTCACTTAATTCATTTTGGAACCGAAATAACTATAGGTTCACCTACAACACAAGATGATATGTTTATAAGATTTTCTGTAGATGAAGATATAAATAACTATACACCAGAAGCTACAAACACAGCAGGCACACAAAGACTACAAGATGGAACTAAGATTATGGGATCATTAGTTGCAAAAGAAAATATTCTAGTTTGGACTGATAATGCATTGTATGCAATGAAATTTGTTGGAGCTCCTTTTACATTTGGTTTTGAACAAGTAGGTACAAACTGTGGATTGATTGGTAAGAATGCAGCTATTGAAATAGATGGTGTTGCATATTGGATGGGTAATAATGGTTTCTTCTCATTTGATGGTACAGTAAATACCTTGCCTTGTTCTGTTGAAGATTATGTTTATGATGATATTGATACAACAAAAGGTCAACAAATTTGTGCAGGTATAAATAATTTATTTACAGAAGTTATTTGGTGGTATCCAACAGCAAGTTCTACATTTAATAATAGATATGTAGTTTATAATTATGGACAAGACAATGCAAAATTACCTATGGGTAATTGGTATACAGCAACAAATACAAACTCAATAAGAACAACTTGGATTGATTCTTTAGTTTATCCTAAACCTTATGCAACTGCATACAATAGTTCTGATACAGGAACGTTTCCTGTTATTCAAGGTGAAACAGGATTAGGTCAAAGCGTATTGTTTGAACACGAAGTAGGCACAGATCAAATAAATCCTAATGGTACAACAACAGCTTTAACTTCTTTTGTAAGATCATTTAGTTTTTCTTTACAACCTGACCAAGCAGAAGTTTTTTTAGCTATGCGTAGATTTCTACCAAACTTTAAAGTTTTAACTGGTAACAACCAAGTAACTATATCTGTAAAAGATTTTCCTGCAGAAACAAGTTCTGCTACTGCCTTAAGTCCTTTTACAATTACATCTAGTACAACTCAAGTTGACACCAGAGCTAGAGGACGTTATGCAAATATTAAAATAGAAAACACAGGGGCCGGTGAATCGTGGAGATTTGGTACGTTTCAAGTTGACCTACAACCAGACGGAAGAAGAGGATAATGGCAAAGATAGTAGTAAGATTACCAGAACCTAAAAAAGAATACAGTGAAGATAACCAAAGACA